CCGTTCGCCTGCGGCTTTTGCGGCGGGCGCAATTCCAAGAGCCTGCGCGTGATCCGCAACCGCTCCGTGGCCTCCATCGTCGCCGAGGTGCGCTGGCTCCATGAGCATTACGGCTATACCGGCTTCATGTTCTACGACGACGAGCTGAACGTGGCGAAATCCTTCGTCGACCTGATGAACGCGCTGGCCGATTTGCAGGAGGAGCTGGGGCGGGAGTTCCGGCTGCGCGGCTTCGTCAAGGCGGAACTGTTCACCAAGGCGCAGGCGGAGGCGATGGTGCGCGCGGGCTTCCGCTGGCTGCTCTGCGGCTTCGAGGGCGCGAACGAGCGCATCCTCACCAACATAGCCAAGCGCGCCACGCTCGACGACAATACGCGCTGCGTGGCGCTGGCCAAGGCGGCGGGGCTGAAGGTGAAGGCGCTGATGTCGGCGGGGCACCCGGGCGAGTCCGCGGCAACCGTCATGGATATCCGCGACTGGCTGATCGCCAATGCGGTGGACGATTTCGATTGCACGATCATCACCACCTATCCCGGCACGCCCTATTACGACCTTGCCGAGGAGACGGCGCCGGGAACCTGGACCTACACCCATCCGAAGACGGGCGACCGGCTGCATAGCCGCGAGGTCGATTACACGGTGTGCGCCGACTACTACAAGGGCGACCCGAAAGACGGCTACAAATCCTTCGTGTTCACCGACCATCTGAGCGCGGAAGAACTGGTCGAGTTGCGCAACGCGGTGGAGACGCAGGTGCGGGAAAAGCTCGCCATCCCGTTCTATCCCGCCGCCGCCGCGCTGCGTTTCGAGCATTCCATGGGACAGGGATTGCCGGACTTCATCCATCGGCGGACGATGGCGGCGGCGATGAGCGCCGGTGCCTGACCTTGCGGTGGTGACCTATCTGTGGTCATCGCGCGGGAAGCACGGCGGCGGCCACCGCTACGGCCCGGACGACGTTCGCCTCCTGCAAGCCCAGGTCGCGCGCAATCTGACCCTGCCGCACCAGTTCGTCGTGGTAACGGACCGGCCGGAACTCTTCGCGGATGACGCCGCGATCCGCGCCGTCCCCATCGACTGGCGCAAACACGTCCCCGGAACCTGTTTCGTCCGACTGATGACATTCTCGCCGGAAGCCCGATCCTTGCTGGGCAAACGTGTCCTGCAACTCGACCTGGACACGGTGATCACCGGCAACATCGACCACATCGTCTCTCGCGAGGAAAACCTCGTCCTCTGGCGCAATCCGCGCCGCTGGTGCCTGACAAACCCCGATGTCGGTTATGCCGCTCGCCTGGCATGGTTCAACGGCTCCGTGCTGCTGCACCGCACCGGGACGATGACCTGGCTATGGGAGGGCTTCAATCCCGCCGCTCCGTTGCCGCGCGGGGAGCAGTGGTATCTGTCCGACGCCGTGGGCAGGGATTGTCCCTATTGGGACGCCAGCCACGGGATTTACCGCTATGCGCCGCCGCGTCGGCACTACGGCGTCTCCGGGGAATTGCCGGAGAACGCCTGTATCGTGACTTTCCCCGGCGATGCCGGGAAGCCGTGGCGGGCCGAAACTGTCGCCGCCCATCCGTGGATTGCGGAATATCGAGCCTGAGAGGTCAAAATGACAGCACTGCCCATTAGCATCTGGCGCTTTCACGAGGCGCCTGAAGAGCTTCGCGCGCTTTCCACGCATGGGGGCGATGAGGATTGGCTTGCGGAATTGCCGCCGTCTTTCGACAGAAACCCGCCGGACTATTTATATCGTCTCGCGCGAGGAACGGCCGATGAGTACCAATTGATGTTACTTGACCACCCCGCGAAGCCGGGCTGGAAGGTCTGCATCGGAGCGCACGCATGAGTCTAACCGTCGCCTCCTTCTTCTGGCTGGATCCAGCCCGCCAGCGCCAATACCAGATCACCCCGGAAGATGTCCGCATCTGGGACCGGATGGTTGAAAGACACCTCTCCATCCCGCACCGCCGCGTCTGCGTCACGCACCGTCCCGACCTCATCGACTTCATGGAGACGGTCCCCCTCGACATGGCAAAGCATGTGCCGGGCCTTTGCACGGTAAAGCTCCAGGCGCATAAGCCGGGAGGCGTGGCGAAGGAAGGCGAGCGCGTGCTGCTGATGGATGTGGACTGCGTGGTGACGGGCGATCTTGACCCGCTGGTCGCCCGCGACGAGCCCGCCGTCTGGTGGAAGAATCCGAACTTCGAGGTTGGCGGCCGGCGCGGTTTCATCCAGGGCAGCATGCAGCTTTTCACCGTCGGGGCCACCACGCATCTGTGGGAGGACTTCGATCCAAAGGCGACGCCAGCATGGCTCAACCGGCGCTTCGGCGGCGGGGAACAGGCGTGGATATCCGAACGGCTGAACACGGCCTATCCCGAACCCGGCTGGGACTGGGATGTCCCGCACTGGACGGAGGAGCACGGTGTTTACGGCGCCGGACGCCTCATGAACGGGAAGATGGGCGAAGGCGTTCAGTCTGAACTGCCCGGGAATGCGCGGGTGGTGTTTACCCCTGGGGACAGATCGCCAAGCCAGCCGGAGATGGTGGCGGCGCATCCCTGGATCGCGGAGCATTATCGGTGATGCCCAACAAACAGGGCCGGATGCTGCTCGCGATTATCGCCTTCGTGGCATTCGCGATCTACGCGATGGTGAGCGCCCAAGGCCCCTGCAAGCGCACGGAGACCCGCGAAGTCGAGATGACGCACAACGGCAAGTTCGGCGGGGGTCTGCGCAAGCATCAGTATCAGGTCTGCGTCGAGCGCTGACGCAGCGCAGCTTTTCATCACATTGAGAGGTCATATGGATATCCACGAGGGCCGCACCGCGCCAATCGTCGTCAGCTTCATGCTTGTTTGCTACTTCTCGCCAAATCCGGAAGAAGAACTTGGCCACGCGCATTGGAACAGCGGGGCAGGTCTTGAAACCCGAAAATGGCTCAGTGACAACGGGCTTATTGATGCCGGGCACCGCGCCACCGAACGCGGCAAAGCCTGGGTCGAATTCATCTGTCAGACGCCGCTTCCGGTCGTGCGCTGGACGTTGCCCGAGCGCAAGCCAACCGTCTCGGAATGGCGAATTCAGCAGGCCATGAGGGAGCAGAACGCCGCATGACCAACCCCCTCATGGAATACCTGCCGTATATCGGCCCGTCATTCACCATCCTCGGCATCGTACTGGCGCTTTGGTCCCTGCGCACATCCATGAAGGCCCAGAAGGCCATCGATGCTCATCTGGACCAACTGGAAGAAACCGCCAGGGCGTGGAACAGCTTGCGCGGAGGCAACCATGACTAATCCCCTTATGGAATACCTGCCCCCGGCAAGCCAAGCCCAACAGCCCCAGCCCCAGATGCACGGCGCGGGCAAGTATCACGGCGCCATCGCCACCGGCTACGACGCCAAGCGCGAGAGCGATGCCAAATGGATCATCGAGCAGAAGATCATCACCAGGATGCTGGATGATCTCCCGCCGGAGACCATCATCTTCGACTGCCCCGTGGGCACCGGGCGGTTCCTGCCCTTCTACATCGAGAAGGGCTTCCATTTCATCGGCATGGACCAGTCACGCGACATGCTGGTGGAAGCGGGGAAGAAGGTGGACGCGCTTGCGGCCAAGGCCGTGGGCGAACTGCATGTCGGCGATGTGCGCAACACCGGCCTCAATGACAAGGCCGTGGATGTCGTCGTGAACTGCCGCATCACCCGCTGGCTCTCCCCATCCGACTGTCAGGTGATGCTGAAGGAAATGCAGCGCATCGCGCGTCAGCGGATCATCTGGACGGCGCGGGTGGCGAACCATCCCCATGCGCGGACGGTGGAGCTTTTCGAGGAAGCGCTGGACGGGTGGGCGATCGTTCGCAATGAGCCGGGCGTGGATTTGGATTACCGGATCATTCAGGCGAGGCCGATCGACCCCATGGATGAGCTGGCGCGGATCAACCAGGAGCTTGGCCTGGAATGATCACCGTCGCAACCTACTGGTGGACCGATCCCAATCCGTCCAAGTTCAACGCGAAATACCAGTATACCGCCGATGATGTCCGCCTTCTGCAACGGCAGGTGTCGCGCTATCTCAGCGTCCCGCATGAGTTCGTCGCGCTGACCGACCGCCCCGAGGTTTTCGCCGATGACGCCGGCATCCGCGCGGTTCCGCTCGACCTGACCACGCATATCCCCGCGACCGAATTCGTTAAGCTGATGACCTTCCACCCCGATGGCCGGAAGCTGATCGGGGAGAAGGTGCTTCAGATCGACCTCGATACCGTCATCGTCGGCGGCCTCGACAGCATCGTGTCGCGGACCGCCGATCTGGTCGTCTGGCGCAATCCCTCCCGCGTCCCCTGGGACAACCCGACAAGGCCGGGGCGTCCCTATTACAACGGTTCGGTGATCCTGCACCGCTGCGGGACGCTGCCGCAAATGTGGACGCTGTTCGACGCCTCGCGCCCGCCCGCCGGCGTCAGGGACACCCAGGTGTGGATGTCGAATATGTTCGGCCCGAACCTGCCCTATTGGGACGGCAATGACGGTATCTACCGTCTCGCCCGCGAGGACACGCCCGGCTCCGGCGTCTGGGGCACGCTACCGGAGAATGCGCGGATCGTGACGTTTCCGGGGTCCGAGGGGAAAAGCTGGGAGCCGCGCATTGCCGAGGCCAACCCGTGGATCGCGGAGTACCGGCGATGACACCGTTGGAAGCCGCTGCGAAGGCTCGATGGGATAGCTTTCGCAAGCGCTCGCAGGTCGCTCTCTCGTGGGACGACGTGCATAGCAAAATCTCTGTGAGGAACCAGATCGAGGACGTTCGCGCCGCGCTTCTGGCGTTCGCCGACAGCCAATGCCCCCGCGAAGAACTGCTGCCCCACGGATACACGCCGCGCCATTGGACGATGATGCGGCAGGTCATCAGGGTGGTTGCGGACCGAGAACCGGCGAGCGAAGTGGCCACGTTCCCGATTATTCGCGATGACTCTCCGCCCAGGGGCTTCTCGGAAGTCACCGTCAATATCGAAGTTCATGCGGAGGACAGGCTCGGACTGCTGGAAGCGTTAATCAGGGCCATTGCAGACCGGGAAATCCCGCCGGAAGAGTGCTTCGGCTCTTTCGGCTGGGATGCTTCTCCGCTTCCCGTGTCCGGCGTCGTCTGGAGCCACGACAACCGCCTGCATCCCGAGATGGCGGTGATCTGGCATCGGCGCGCGATCGTTCCGCCCGCTCTGGTGCTTGATCCAAAGGCGATCATCTATGGCCGCGTCGGGCACAGCATGATGGCGCGTTATCGCCAAAGCGAGGCGGCATGAATTGGGTCGATGTGGCCGGATTCCCCGGTGCCGGAAAGTCCACCCTCTGCAACCCCATCTGCCACGAACACTCCATCTCCTGGGACGGCAAGCTCCCGCCGGCCTACTGGCGTTCGTTCCTGGTTGAGATGACGGCGCTGTTCGGTTTGATCCGGGGGCATTGGTCCTTCACGCCAGCGGTGCGGATGAACAACCGGTCGGTGCGGAAGATGGCGACGGTGGAGCGGATGGCGGAAAACACCGTCACACGGTTCCCGGATGGGCATCTCTACCGCATCGACTATAAGCCCTACATCCAGACCGGACTCGTCCAGCGCGGCTTAGGCTTCGGCTGGCGTCTCAACCAGGCGGGCGCGGATGTGAACCTCATCCGCCCGTTCTTCTGGCGCATGCCGGTCTCCATCGGTGTGGTGTTCCTGGAAGCCGATGATGAAACGGTGATGGCCCGCAACAAGGCGCGGAAGGACGTCGCCGCCACGGCCCATGAGGATCGCTCCTTCATGGTCCCCTTGATGCGCGAACCCATCCGCATCGCCAAGGAGGTCTTGCGTGAACGCGGCATTCCGGTCCTGGAACTCGACGTCCAGCATCAGTCCCAGGACGACGCCAGGGCAAAGCTCCTGGCATTTGCCGACCAAGGCGTGTGTCAGCCCGCGTCGCTACGATCTGGCTGTCAAGGCGAGGTTCTTTCGGTCGGTCCTTGGTGGCAACGATCCTGATGCCGAACGCGTCTACCGCTGGCATATCGAGACGCGCTCCGGGGCAAGAATGCGCGCGGGGCTTCACACCGATGGCTGGAAGCGGACGCTTGACGATTATGTCGGCGCGGCGCGGGGACTGTGCCGCAGCATGGTTGAAGACGGCTTCCGCTGTGACGGCGCGGTCCCCATCGATCCGGCAGGCGAACTCCTCGACGGATCGCACCGCGTCGCCTGCGCCCTGGCACTGGGGATCGAGACCGTGCCCGTGAAGCGGGAAGCCCGGTATGCCTGGGCTCCCGGTTGGGGCTATGAATGGTTCGTCGCCGCTGGCATGGGCCATGACGATCTGGAGCGGCTGTGCCGGGATTTTAAGGAACTCACCGCCTAGAAACAGGTGAATGACCGCCCGATCGGATAGCAGTTCACCGGCCCGCGCGTCGCTGGCGGGGCCACATAGACGGTCGTGGGCGTTGCCGCTGCATCGCGCCGCGCGATTTCCGAGCGCAGGTCGGTTTTGATCTTCGCCCGCGCGGAGAGATATTCGAACTCGGTCAGCCGCCCCGCATCGAATTGCTGCGCCGCGACAAGTTCCCGCGATGCGGCATATTCGAGGACATCCTCGTTGTTCTCGCCCCACCACTTCCGGTTCACCCGGTTGAGGCAATGGGCGAAATCCATCCGCGTCTTGAACGTGCCCTGGGCGAGGCGCGATTTGCAGACCTGCATATCCGCCGCGTGCGCCGCGCGCTTGTCCTGCGCGGAAGCGTTGCTTGCGAAGAACGCAATAAAAACAACGGCAATACGTGAAAACCGTAAATTCATGGCTGACCTCTGAAGCAAAAACGCCGCAAAGCTAGCATGGCGGAAGACATCGCGTAAAGATGACATCGGCCACACTCGCCGACCTTCAGGCAATAGAGCGCCTGATCGGGGCACTGCCGGCGGAAGCAAAGCAGCAGCTTGCCGCGATCCCGGAAGTCCAGGCGCGATTAGGCAAGTGGCGGCCCAATCCCGGCCCGCAGACGGATGCCTATTATTCCGAAGCCGATGTCCTCCTCTATGGCGGCCAGCCGGGCGGGGGCAAAAGCCAGCTCATCCTCGGTCTCGCCTTCAACGAGCACAAGCGCACGCTGATCATGCGCCGCGAATATGGCGGGCTGGAACGGCTGATCGAGGACGCCCTGAAAATCCACGGCAGCCGCGACGGCTTCAACGGTTCGCCGCCGCCGCGTCTGCGCATCGATGACCAAAGGGTGATTTACTTCCGCGCCGCGCACCGCGTCGGCGACGAGCAGGGCACGATGGGCCAGGGCCGCGACCTGCTCGCCATCGACGAGGCCACGCAGTTCGCCGAAAGCCAGGTCCGCTTCATGATGGGCTGGGTGCGCTCGGAGGACAAAACCCAGCGCACCCGCACCGTGCTGGCGACGAACCCGCCGCTTCAGGCCGAGGGGCTGTGGGTGGTGAAGATGTTCGCGCCCTGGCTCGACGAGCGCTATCCGCGCCCGGCCAAGCCCGGCGAATTGCGCTGGGTGATCTCGGACGAGGAGGGCAACGACCAGTGGGTTGACGGGCCGGAGGATGCCCGCGAGGTGAACGGCAAGATGGTCCGCCCGACCTCGCGGACCTATATCCCGGCGTCCACCAAGGACAACCCCTACTACATCGACAGCGATTACGAACGCCAGCTCGACGCCATGCCCGAGCCGTTCCGTTCGCTGCTGATGGGCGGCTTCAAGACCCAGTTCAAGGACGCCGAAAACCAGCTCATCCCCACCGCCTGGATCAAGGCGGCGATGGCACGCTGGAAGCCCGACGGCTGGCGCGACTATGAGATGACCGCGATGGCGCTGGACCCGGCCGGCGGCGGCGGCGATGTCGGCGTGCTCTGCTGGCGTCACGGCGGCTGGTATGCTCCCTTCGTCGCCATCAAGGCGGGTGGCGGACTGCCGGGCGAAGACCCGAACGCATCCGCCGAGCGCGCCATGCGCCGCGCTTCGGAAATGGCCGCTGGCGTCATCACCCAGCGCCGGTCGAACGCGCCCGTCATCGTCGATATGGGCGGCGGCTATGGCGGGGATGTCGCCAGCCGTCTGAAGGAAAACGGCATCGCCTGCGAAGCCTTCAACGGCGCGAACAAGAGCACCGCGATTGCCGCCAATGGCATCCGCTTCGTGAATGCCCGCGCCGAGGCATGGTGGAAATTCCGCGACGAGCTGAACCCCGAACGCGAGGGCGGTTCCGTCATCGCGCTGCCGGACGACCCCGAACTGCTCGCCGATCTTGCTACGCCAACCTTCGAGGTGAAGACCTCGGGCGTCCAGATCGAGAGCAAGGACGACATCAAGAAACGCCTCGGGCGCTCGCCGGATAAGGGCGACGCCGTGGTGATGTGCCTCGCCCCCGGAAACAAGGCGGTGAGGCGCAATATCGGCGGCCACCGTCCGCCGCCGAAAGTCGTTCTCGCCTACGCCAACGCCAAAAGAAGGAAATGACCATAATGGGTGGCATGTTTTCCAAGCCCAAAATGCCCAAGGCCCCGCCGCCGCCAAAGCCCGTGCGCATGCCGGTGGAAACCGACCCCGCAGTTCAGGCCGCAGCCGAGCGCACCCGCAACGCCGCGCTGATGCGCCAGGGGCGTCTCTCCACCATCCTCACGGATACGAACCGGGCGACGACCGGCTCGTCCGGCCAGCGGCTCGGCGCGTAGACGAAAGCGGGGCGAAGAGTCTCGTTTGATTGGTCGCTCACCTTAAAGGTTCGCTCCCGGATGGACAGCCGCGCCCGTGAAATCAACCGCATCGGGGATGCGGAGTTCGCCAAGAAGCAACAGATCGACAGCCTCTGGCAGGAGATCGCCCTCAACTTCTACCCCGAGCGCGCCGATTTCACGAACAAGCGCAATCAGGGCGAGGAGTTTGCCGACCATCTCTTCGCCTCCTATCCGATCCTTGCCCGGCGCGAGCTGGGCAACATGCTCGCCGAGTTCCTGCGCCCGGGCGAATTCTTTTCCATCCACGTCGATGAGGAGGAACTTGACGAGGGTGACGAGGAGCGCGCCTTCCTGGAGCACATCTCGAAAATCCAGTGGCGGGCGATGAGCGACCCAGCGGCGAACCTCGTCCGCTCGACATCGGCAACCGACCACGACTTCGCCGCCTTCGGCAATGGCGTCCTGCGCGCGGGAAAGAACGTCGCCGGAGACGGGCTCCTGTTCCGCAACTATCACTTGCGCGACTGCGCCTGGAGCGAGAACGCCGAGGGCAAGGTTGACGCCCTCCACCGCAACTGGAACCCCACGGCCCGCCAGCTGAAGGCGCATTTCGGCAAGAAGGTCTCCCAGGAGGTGATCCGCGCCTGCGAGAAGGATCCGGAGAAGACCTTCTCCTGCCGCCATGTCGTGCTGCCGAGCCGCGTCTACCACTACGAAAGCAAGGGCGGGAAATCCTTCCCCTACACCTCGCTGTTCGTGGAACGCGAGACCGACACCGTGCTGGAGGAAGTCGGCGTCAACTGGTTCGAATACATCGTCCCGCGCTGGCAGACGGTTTCGGGATCCGCTTACGGCATTTCCATGGCGACGATGATCTTGTTGCCGGACGGGCGCACGCTCCAGGTCGTCATGCGCACGACCCGCGAGGCGGGCGAGAACTATGTCAACCCGCCGATGATCGCTGTTTCCGATGCCATTCGCGGCGACATCGCGCTCTATCCCGGCGGCGTCACGACCGCCGATATCGAATATGACGAACGCCTCGGCGAGGTGCTGCGCCCGATCACCAAAGACAAGGGCGGCTTCCCCATCACCTTCGACATCGCCAACGCGCTGAAGGAGGACATCCGCCAGGGCTTCATGCTGGACAAAATCCAGCTGCCCGAGACGACGCGCGCCATGACCGCGACGGAGGTTCGCCGCCGCGTCCAGGAGCATATCCGCGCGGCCGCGCCGATCTCGAAGCCGATCCAGCAGGATTACAACCATCCGCTTTGCGACACGGTGTTCCAGATCATGATGGAAGCCGGGGCCTTCCCGCTGGACATGATGCCGCAATCGCTTGAGGGCCTGGACCTCAAATACAAGTTCCGCTCCCCGCTTGATGAACTCGCCGAACAGAACGAGGCCGACATCTTCGTGGATGTCCGCGACCGCATCCTGATGCCGTCAGTGCAGATCGACCCGTCGGTGATCGCCGAGGTGGACCTGCGCGCCGCGAACCGCGCCGCCATGCGCGCCGCTGGCTGGAAGCAGGATTGGTTCGTCTCGAAGGAGGAAGCCGAGGAACGCCGCGCGCAGGAAGCGGAGAAAGCCCAGCTCGCCGAGACTATGGAAGCCGTCGGCGCTGCGGGCGCGACCGCGCAACAGGCCGGACAGGGCATCGATGCGCTGATGAAGGCGGGGATGCCGCAGGGCGGCCAGGGCGGGCAAGCCGCGCAGCCAGCCTGATCTGAATGACACGACGCGAAATCTGGCACCCCGCCGAGCATGCGCCCGAGGACATCCGGGCGATTCAGTCCCTCGCCCTCTACGCCATGGGAGCCGAACGGCCCTGGCCTCCTGGCGAAGAACCGCCGCCGCCTTCGCCGTCCGAAGTGAAGCGCGCGCTCGACTGGATCATCCATCACGCCGCCCAGACCTATGACAACGGCTTCCGGCCCGACGATCCCCACGGCCGTCTCGCCGCCTTCATCGATGGCAGGCGCTCCGTCGGCCAGCAGATCGTCAAGCTGATGAAGCTCAAACCCGAATTGAAACCACAGGACGAAAGGCGCGAGCAAACCCCGCGCGGGCAAACCGGACGTAGCCGGTCGCCGCGCAAGGCCAAGCGATAGGTCACATGCCCACGGAAACCGAACTAGCCGCCCCGACGACAGAAACCCCGGCACCGGCCATCGATGCCGGTGCGAAGCCCGCAACCGAAACGCCGCCGCCCGCGACCGAAGCCAAGCCCAATGGCGAGGCCAAGCCGAACGGTACCGCCGAGGTGCAGCCGCCTGTCGCGGCCAAAGGCGACAAGTCAGCCACCATCGCGACCGGCGCGGATGCCGAAGCCGACGACAAGGCGAAAGAGGACGCCAAGGCTGCCGCGAAACAGGAACAGATCGACCGCAACGAACTGACCGAAGACCTG